AACCGACATATGACGGTCCTATGGTTGAAGAAATGGAAACGGAAGAAAGAATAGTAGAAGCTAGAACATTCAATAATAACACTTTACAAGGTATTCAAAATATAGTTGACGAGAACGTTAGTGAAATGACAATGGACGCAAGACCCATAAGAGCTTAAAATAACAAACCCACCATAAAGGTGGGTTTTTTTATTCTTCTATTTCAACAACTAATTGTCCATCACCTCTGATAACTCTGTGCCAAACAAATTTTGGAATTAATATTTGTTCGGCATTTAACAATTTGTTTGGCAAATTATCTTCCATTTGGAATGACCATCCCCCCGATTCAATAATTGTTACTTTTCGGTCATTAAGGTCTTGATGCCATTTCAATTCTTCCGAATCAACATCAGGATTAAAAATCCTAATTAACTTACCTTCCTTTTCTATTTGTTCAAATGGGTAATCCATATTAAAATAAAGGTCGTTTATTCCAGTAGATATGTAAATTCTTATCAACACCCATCATTCTGAAAAAATTCGATATATCCGAATTAATTCTGTAAGTATAACTACCTTTAGACCAATCGGGGTCCATATCTAAGAAAAAATTTATTCTATTTGGGTTTGCCTCACCAAAATTTACTTTATAAATTGAGATTTTTATTGGTTCGTCATCTTCTCCAACTAATTCATCGTTAATCTGAGGTGTTATAATATCGTCAAGGTAAACCTGTAAGTACTTTTCTATTTTTTCTATTTCCATTACCAAGAATTTGAGGATGACAACCCTAATTGTTTTGCGTATCTACCAACATTACAAGACCAATATCCTGCGGTTGTTCTGTCTTTCTTTTGAGCACAGTTATGACGAGCTCTGAATGATTTTGCTGCCTTTTTATTTGCGTTTTTAACTTTTAATTTAGGGTCACCAAATGTAACTTTTTTAACCCCACCTGATTTACTTTTAACATATACCGCAAACTTTTTAGGACCACCTGGTGTTCTAAATGGTTTACCAATATTAACCTTTTTACCTCTATGTTCAGCTTCGGCTAAAATATCTTCTTCAGTCTCTGTTTCATAAACATAAGGTGCATCTAAATAGACATAATTTTTACCTATTTTAACTTTTTTACCTAAATCGGACTCGGCCATTAAGGCATCTTCTTCATTAAGGTCAATTTTACCTTCATTCCAAAGTTCTCTAACTTCGTTAACTAAATTGAAGTATTTTTCAGAATACATTCTAAACACATTATTAGTTAGTGTCATTCCATTATCAATATGGTACTGTAATTCTTCTGACACTTCAACACTTTCTTTTAGTATCAAAGATTTATCAATATGTTCTTCTAAAGCTTCTTTTATTAATTCTCTTAAATCCATCGGTAATCGGTTTTATTATAAATACCTCTAATCCTTTTTAAATTTTATTTTCCAATAAACGCCGCCATTAATATAAGGTATAAATCCTCCACTGTAACCATCAAACGTTCTATTTGCAACACCAACTCCAACTTGAAATATCTTATCGTTTTTGGTTTTAAATAAAACACTTGTTCCCAACGAATTAACCCAATCTTTTTCACTCCACGCACCATTTAATCCAACATAAACCTGATTTCTAACTTTAGGTGGTTCTGGTGCTGGTTCTCTGACAATTTTTGGTTTAATAGTTGCGCTCCATTTTCTTGAAAAGATATTATTTTTTGAAATACTATCTACTATATAAACAACTCCTTGATTATTATTTAATTTTATGGTGTCAACATATAAATTTTTTGAATAAAAATTTTTAAGAATTTCTAAGGTATCTACATGAACTAACGTTGGTACGTATATAATTGTATCGAGATATATGTTTTCCCCTTCCAAATACTCAATAACAGGAATTGTATCATGAATAACCTCACCAGGTACTTCTTTAATAACTTCTTTGGTTATTGTGTTATTATGTCCTCTTAAAAAGAACAACGCACAAATTAATGCGAAGATTATAAAATGTCGGATGTCTAATATTTTTTTCATAATTTAAAGTATTAATCTTGAACCTACCAAGAAATTATTAAGTAATGGAGAGTTTGATTGAGATGACCCTGTAACTCGATAGTTTAGACTTAATCCAAATCTTTTACTGATTCGATAATCGAATGATGAACCAACCAAAAATGATAACTGCCGATTGACAGTTGTTTCTCCCGTTTTTGAGTTCCATGCAATTGGAGAATTCATCAAAAAGACCTGTGGAGATAAAGTAGTTTTTGAACTTATGTTAAATGAGTTAGTCCAAAATACTACTAATGAACTTGTAAGGGACATGTCAAAAACATCTTTGATTTCTTCTGTTTTATAATCAACGACTTCAGTGTTATTCAACAATAAAGTGATTAAACCAACGTTATACCCATAAGTTCCAAATTTTGGATTTGGTTTTACATTGGTATATCCAAGTAACCCCATATAATTTCCCTCCAAATATGCTGCGGTGACTGAGTATGAATGAATTTGACTGAGTTTACCTTTTTGAAAATCCATTTTGGTGTATCCACCACCTAAAGCAAATTGTTTTAATGTACTCCAAATCATTGCATTTGCACTCCAACTTTCATTACCCGCTAATGAAGATTGACTAATACCAAATGACGTAATCGCTGCGTATTTAAAATCAGGACCTTGAGCTGCTGTTAAATCAGATGCAACTAACATAGGATTTGCAGGTGCAGATTTTTTCTTTTCTTCTTTTTTTTCTTCTTTTGATTCGGATTCGTTTTCTCCTTCTCCTGACCCACTTTTTTCTGAATTTCCCGATGATGCCTCCGATGATGTCTCCGATGATGTCTCCGATGAACCAGATTCCCCAGATGACGAGGACGATTGGGATGACGAGGACGATTGAGATGACGAGGACGATTGGGTTGATGAGGTTGGAGGTGATGATGATGATGATGATGATGATGATGATGGTGATGAGGACGCAGCTGCCGATGCAGCAGATGATGCCGCTGAAGACGCAGCAGAACTTGCCGACTGAGATACTGTTTGTGTTACTGTTTGTGTTACTGTTTGTGTGACAATTGCTGCCGATGGACATGGTGTAGAAAAAATTGAATTAATCCAATTTGTAACATCACCACTTGTAAATTGTGAATAGGTGAATACTTTTGAATTACCTCGAATTATTACCAAAACTCCCGCACTTGATTGAATTGGTATTGTAACTACATAGGTTCTTAAATCACAAGGGTCCAGGTAGGTCTGAGTGACCACCTGTCCCTGTGACCTGTGGGTGAGGAACACCACAAAAAATATACTTAATAATATTTTTAAACCTTTCAATTATAATCTTATTTGAATAGGAGTTTTTACTTTATAAAAATTCCCCTTTTAATCATCCTGTCCAATATTCTTGAACAAGCAATATCCAAAGCTTTTTTGGTTGCAATCGATATTGTTGATTGATTAAACTTAACGGGGTCTACCGTTGCGTCAGATAAAAGAGTTAACTCTCTTGTTGTTTTTGCCTCACCTAATCCAGATGCCCCAAATACAACTCCTGTTTCCGCATTTGTAAATCTTACTTGTAAACCAATACGGGTAACCATTAAATTTTTAACCCCATTTTGTAAATTAACCGTTTCATCTTCAGACACTGAATAGTCGTAACATTCAATAGTAACGAAGTACTGAGCCAAATTAATTTTACCTCTACCGTCTAATTTGTTTTCAGAAATTCCAGCTTGTGAAGCTTGGAATTGTTTTACCATTCTGTTCTTAATTTCTGTTTTATCTTCTGTAAATTTAAAACGATTAAGATTCTCAAGATATTCCATTGAAATATTTGCAACCCCTAACCCAACTCTTTTTTCTTTAAGTTCAGGATACATCTCGTACATTTCGTCAGAGATTCCTGCCTTTAGGATTTGTATTGGTATTTGTGGTCCATCGTAATCCAAAAACTGACTAATATCTATTGCGGTTTCGAAAGACGCTTTATATTGTTCTGTCTGAGTTTTACCTATTGTTTGACCATAGGAAGTTATTGAGACTAAAAGTCCCGCGATTAATAATATCTTTTTCATATGTTGATTAATATATTTTAGGTTATCTCCAGTCTTTCTTTCTACTGTGCAGACCTAGTAATGTTCCTAATATAAAGAACTGTATAATCCAAAAAGGCCCCATCCAATCTGTAGTTTTCATTTCGTTATCAAAATAGAACATAAACCCGATTAGATAGGTGATTACTGAATAAAACAATATTGATTGTTCAAACTCCTGATAGAATTTTTTAATCATTATTTCTTATCTAATTCATACCAAATGTTATCAGGATTGTTTTTAAATCTTCCGTCTATTTTCAAAGTAATCTCATTTGAAATTTTACCTATCACTTCATCTTGCCCACTAAAGTGTAGGTACATAAAGTAACTCTGAAACCCTAATGCAAAGACTATCCAAGTCATTACAAAGTACAAGTAAGCAAGAAAAAATTTCTCACCTATTTGTCTTAAATTAATTTTTTTCATTTTTCCTCAATTTTTGTTTTAGTTTATTACCATTTTGGAGCTTCTTCTTTGAATTCGTCTCCTTCTTTTTTATTGGGTTTAGGTGCAGGTGCCGATTGTGTTGTAGGCGCACTTGATTTTTCTTTAATGATTACAGTTTTACCACCAGCAGATTGTTGCTGAGATTGTGTGTTATTGATGTTGATAACAGGAGCCGCTTGTTGTACAGGTGCCGCCTCTTCATCTCCACCAATTAGTTTATTTGTAACCACACCTCCAGCCCCTAGGACTACAGTTGTAACCAATCCAATGATTGTCTTTTTTAGACCTGACCATGTTCCGTCATTATGGTCTTGTGTTTCCTCACTCATTTTTTTTAAGTTTTAATTTAGTTTATTTATTTAACGACTATTGGGTATTTCACTTCATTACCCGAAATGTCTATAAAGGTTAAGTCGTAATCCTTTTTAGGTAATTCAGACAAGTTATACACTTT